AAGGCAAGACCATCTACAGCAACTATCGTGTTGTGAATGGTCAGCGCAAGATGTTTTATCGTTTTGCTGCCTAATTTTTATTGACAATCTTAAAAGGGGATGCTATATATAACTGTAGCGTCCCTTTTTTTATTATGGAGTTTTAGAATGGAACTAAAAATCAGCGCAGATGATTTGAGAAAGAATAAACTATTCATTGCTACACCAATGTACGGTGGAATGGCTAATGGTCTCTATGTCAAATCTTGTTTAGACCTTCAAGGTCTAATGTCACACTACGGAGTAGAAACTCGCTTTTCGTTTCTATTCAATGAATCTTTGATCACACGCGCACGAAACTATCTTGTTGATGAGTTTTTGCGATCTGGTTTTACTCACTTACTCTTTATCGATTCTGATATCGATTTTAATCCTCAAGATGTCCTTGCTCTACTGGCTCTTGATAAGGACATTATTGGCGCACCTTATCCTAAGAAGTCTATCAACTGGCGAAATGTTGCTGCCGCAGTACAGCAAAATTCAAGTGTAGAACCCGGAAAGCTAGAAGCAATCACTGGCGATTATGTTTTCAATCCTGTTCCTGGTACAAAGCAGTTCAATGTTTCAGAGCCTCTTGAAGTGATGGAAATTGGCACAGGTTACATGTTGATTAAGAAGGCGGTATTTGATATCTTCCGTGATAAGTATCCGCATCTCAACTATCGACCAGATCATGCAGGCCAAGCCAACTTTGATGGTTCAAGGTACATTCACGCATACTTTGATACCGTCATTGATAACAACTACACTTTCCAAGATGTTCACAATCTGATGACTAAGGCTGCCGAAGGCCATGATGTAAAGGAAGATTTCAAGAAGCTGCTTGAATTGCAAAGCAATGCTTCTCATCGTTATCTCTCCGAAGACTACATGTTCTGTCAGTATTGGAGAAAGATTGGCGGAAAGATTTGGTTGTGTCCTTGGATGAAGACACAGCATGTTGGCACTTATCCGTTCAGAGGTGACATGCAAGCTATTGCACAACTAACAGGAAAGCTTTGATATGATCATCGGTATTGTAGGATTTATCGGCTCAGGTAAAGGCACCGTTGCTGATATTCTTGTGAACAAGCATAACTTTACAAAACTGTCCTTTGCTGATACAGTGAAAGACGCTACAGCGGCCATCTTCGGATGGCCGCGAAATCTTCTTGAAGGTGATACAGAAGAAAGTCGTGCTTGGCGTGAAGCTAAAGACGAATGGTGGTCAGAGAAGTTTGGCTATGAAATTTCTCCTCGTCTTGCTCTACAGATGATGGGCACCGAAGCAGGTCGTGATGTATTTCATCCTGATCTTTGGATTCATTCTCTTGAGCGTAAGATGGAAATGTATCCGAATGTGGTGATTGCTGACGTTCGTTTTCCTAATGAAATTGCATTCATTCAGTCTAAGGGCGGCTTTGTCATTCGCGTAAAGCGTGGTCCTGATCCTGATTGGTATGATCTTGCTCATGCTGCTAATAATATCAGTTTTGCACATAATCCAGAAGCACAAGAAGAAATGGAAAAGACTGGTATTCACTATTCTGAATGGGCATGGATTGGTTCTATAATGGATCATGAATTGCACAATACTGGAACTATCTCCTCACTTGAAGGAGATATTGAACACATGAAAAAGGTCTTTACAGGACCTCAAAAGCCTGCTACAATAGCAGCCTAAACTAAATTATGGAGTCTATATTATGAAGTTGAGTGAAAACACCCTGAGTGTATTGAAGAACTTTTCGTCTATCAATTCTGGAATTGTCCTTCAAAAGGGAAATCTACAGAAGACTATTTCTCCCGAAAAGTCCATTCTCGTTGAAGCGGAAGTTGAAGATGTTCTGCCCGAACAGTTTGGCATCTATGACTTGAACCAGTTTCTTGGTAACATCTCTACACTGAACAATCCAGACCTGACGTTTACTGACAACGCGGTTCTCATGAATGATGGTGATATTACTTTCAACTATTATTCTTGTTCTACCAATCTCATCGTTTCTCCTCCCGACAAGGAGTTGAAGTTGAAGCAAGTTGATGTAAGCTTCTCTCTTACAAATGCAATTCTTACCAAGTTGCTGCGTCTGGCTGCAATGAACAATCTCACACATCTTTCCGTTGTTGGTAAGAATGGTGAAATTCGTTTGCAGACTCATGAGAAGGCCAACGATACTTCTAACCACGCATCGTTCAAGTTGAATGATTATAATGGTGAAGATTTCTCTGCATCGTTCAAGGTTGAAAACATCAAGTTGATTCCTGGTGACTATGATGTAGAAATTCAGCTTGGTGCATTCGCTAAGTTTGTATCTAAGTCTGGCAAGATCAAGTATTTCATTGCACTTGAAAGTAAGTGATGGCGCCAGTCCATAGATTGATATATCAAAAGCATTTCGGTGACATACCAAAAGACGAAAACGGTATCAGCTATGATATCCATCACATTGATGGTAACCGAAAGAACAATGATATATCAAATCTAAGGGCGGTTTCTCTTCAAGAACACTATGATATACATTACAATCAAGGTGATTGGATGGCATGCCAAAGAATCATGAAAAGAATGTCGAATGATCCTAAGACTAAATCGGAGTTGCTATCTAAAGCAAATTCTGATAGACTTATAAACGGCACTCACAATTTTCTCAACAAAAAATGGCATCAAGAAATGAAAGAGAAGAGAAGTGATACTTGGGAAATTATTTTCCCTGATGGAGACACCTTGATTGTCAAAAACTTGAAACAGTTTTGCCTTGAAAAGGGATTGAATCAGGGTGCTATGAATCAAGTCGGTCTCGGCAAAAAAATACATCACAAAGGTTATTCTTGTAAGAAACTAAAGAAAGGTGAAATTCAAGGTAAGAAAATGAAAAATGAGGAGTCCAAGTAATGTCTGGCATGGGTCACAATCAAAACTTTGTTAGTATCAATTCACTGACGGATTCTCAAAAGAAGGAACTCAAGGAAGCTATTCATCAATTGAATGATAGCATGACGCGAGTTGCTGCTGAGAGAGACTTTCAGAAGGATAGTGTCAACTCCATTTCAGACAAGACTGGTGTTGACAAGAAGATTATTCGCCGCATGGCTAAGGTCTATTTCAAGGCCAACTATTCTCAGGAACAGGAAGAGAATAGGAACTTTGAAGAGTTCTATGATGGAGTCATGAAGTAGTGGACAGAAAAGAGACAATTAAGCGCATGATCGAACTCATGGAGCCTATTGACAGGCAGATCATGATGTGCGATAATGTTGAAGATGTCCTAATGTTGGCTTCTAACATGATGGTAACTGCTAAGAGCATCTATGTGCAAAATCTTGGCGGTACTGGCGCCAAAGAAATCCTTCAAAAAATGGTGAATGAAATTGACGAACGAATCCTTCCTGTGGGTAGAGAAATACCGCCCTACTAAGGTCAGTGATTGTATTCTTCCTGATCGGCTAAAGAAGCCGTTTCAGGAATACGTTGACCGTAAAGAAATACCAAATCTCATGCTCACTGGTTCAGCGGGTGTAGGTAAAACTACAATTGCTAAGGCCATGTGTGATGAGATTGGTATCAATCATCTCTACATAAATGCGTCTGAGAATCGCGGTATTGATATGTTGCGAACAACCATTCGCAATTATGCTTCCACTGTTTCGCTGACTGGCGGCACTAAGGTAATCATTCTAGACGAGGCTGACTATCTTACACCAGAAGCACAGGCTGCAATGCGTGGTGCAATTGAAGAGTTTTCATCTAACTGTACTTTCATCTTCACTTGTAACTTCAAATCCAAGCTAATCGATGCTATTCATTCTCGGTGCTCTGTCATTGACTTTGCATTGAAGAGTGATGAAAAGTCTAAGATGGCCATGCAGTTGATGAAGCGCATGGAGAATATTCTTACTCAAGAGGGAGTGACATATGACAAAGCAGTCTTGGCCAAGATTATCGAAAAGTATTTTCCCGATTATCGGCGCACTCTTAATGAGCTTCAACGTTATTCTAGTTCTGGCAATCTCGACGCTGGTATTGTTGCTCAATTATCCGATGTAAGAAAGATTGCCGATCTAGTTTCTTATCTAAAAGACAAGAACTTTGGTGAAATGCGTAAGTGGTGTGTAGCCAATTCTGACATTGAGCCTGCACGTATCTATCGTAAGGTCTATGACAGTCTGTATGAGTATTTCAAGCCCGACTCTGTTCCTCAGGCTGTCGTAATCATTTCTCGGTATCAGTATCAAGCAGCCTTCGTGGCAGATCAAGAAATCAATCTTGTGGCCTGTCTGACCGAACTTATGGTAGACTGTGAATATGTCTGATTTATTCAAAGATATCATACCCTCAATTTTACAGACTAAAAAGCTTGAGGTGACGATTGAGAACGAGCGGGACTATGTTCCGTTCGTTGTTAATCGTGCTATGTCCCAGCACATGGATTGCATTATGCAAGCCAATCAGATGAACCTGCTCCCGTCTACAGACAGTCTTCTTCAATACCACTATTTGCTAAATACCATACGGTCATATAAGAGACCTTTTCAAAAGTGGCATAAGAGAGAAGAAAGTGAAAATCTTGAAGCCGTAAAAGAATACTACAACTATTCTAATGAGAAGGCTAAAGAGGCTCTGCTAGTTCTCAGCAATGACCAGCTAAATGAAATTAAAAAGTATTTGAATAAAGGTGGTCTGAATGCTAAACCTAGAAGACTTAATACAGGTGGTGCTAAATGAGCCAGACGATTTTCTGAAAGTAAAAGAAACTCTTTCTCGTATTGGCATTGCATCCAAAAAGGAAAAAACACTCTACCAATCCTGTCACATCTTGCACAAGCAAGGTAAATATTATATCGTGCATTTCAAAGAACTATTTTTGCTAGACGGAAAGTTCTCAGATTTCAGTGAAGATGACAAGGCCAGACGCAATACAATAGCAAACCTTCTACATGAATGGCAGCTATGTGATCTTGCAAATCCAGCTAAAAGTAAAGAGCCTGTTGCTCCACTTTCCCAAATTAAAATCATTTCACATAAAGAAAAGTCAGAATGGAATCTCGTTGCTAAATACAATATAGGCAAGAAGCGCAAGGAAGAATAAAATGGCACAGTTCCGTAAGGATACGCACAAGTATCTACCGCAAGAGACTACAATCTTCGAAGTTATGATGCTGGCTGATCAATACGGCAATCTTGTTGGTCCTGCCAATCCTTCTGGCATGTCTGTCGATGCTTTCGGTAGAGCTAGAGTTGCCAGTCCTTTAACATTATTTGATTCTTCTCACAGATATAGAGACAACGGTCTTTGGGTTCAATCCAACAATACAAACACAACTGTCACATTTTCTCCTAACGAAGGTCTGATCAATCTTAGTGTCAGTAATGCAGCTAACGATCAAATCATTCGTGAGACAACCAAAGTCTTCTCATATCAGCCAGGTAAATCATTACAAGTTCTTAATACATTTGTAATGGCCAATGCCCAGACAAATCTTATACAGCGTGTCGGATATTACGGCGCAAACAATGGTGTCTATTTGGAACAAGCTAACAGTGATATCTATCTTGTAGAAAGAAGTTTATCGTCTGGGGTAGTGACTGAAAATAGAGTTGCACAAGCTGACTGGAATATAGACACACTTCTCGGTGCAGTAGAAGGTAGCCCGTCACAAAAAACTTTAGATTTGAGCAAAGCTCAAATTCTATTTACTGACATTGAATGGTTAGGTCTTGGTACTGTTCGTTGCGGATTTGTACTCGACGGTCAGTTAATTCACTGTCACTCTTTCCATCATGCTAATCGCATTACATCAACGTATATGACGACCGCCTCGCTGCCTTTGAGATACGAAATTAAGAATGTCGGCCCGACTGGCAATTCAAGTATAATGAAGCAAGTTTGCTCTACTGTCATATCAGAAGGTGGTTATGAACTCAGAGGATTCCAGCAATCTATCGGAACTTCTATAACGGCACCTAGAAGATTGTTTGTTGCTGGTACAGATTATGCCGTTGCAACATTACGATTGAAAGAAGATAGAATAGATGCTATTGTTATTCTTACTGCACTATCAGTAATGGGTATCGGTAATAATGGTAAGTTTATGTGGAAAGTTATTCGTAACGGAACTCTAGCTAATAACACATTTACATCTGCTGGTACAGATTCATCTGTTGAATATAATATGACAGCAAATAATACTGTAACTGGCGGCATAACAATGGCACAAGGATATTTCTCATCGGATGCTCAGAGTGCCGTTCCAACAGATATTCTAAAAGAAGCACTATTTAAGTTTCAGCTAGAAAGAAATGCTTTGACCAACACTCCTTATCCTTTAACTCTTGCAATTGCAGGAGCAATTGATACACTAGATGCTCATGCATCAATGGACTGGGAAGAAATTTCACGATAAATATGACAACGGAGTATATAATGAATAGATTGAATATTTACAAGACGCATCCATCAGTAGTTCTTCCCATTTTTCTAACAAAGCAATCTGCTTGTTTTGACATTTCTTGTCAAACTTTTGGTAAAGTCGAGTTCAAGGGATATAATAACTTCAACTCAGTCTTTAACAGACCAATGAAGAATGGAAATATTTACATTGGTCCACACGAAAGAGTGATGATTCCTACAGGTTTGATTATGGATATTCCTGAAGGATATTCTGTTCGTATTCACCCAAGATCAGGCATTTCACTAAAGCAGGGACTTAATTTGATCAATGGTCAAGGCATCATCGATGCTGACTATACTGATGAGTTGTTCATCCTGTTGCATAATACCTCAGATAATGGTCATATGATAAACAATGGTGATCGAATTGCTCAAGGTGAAATGATCAAGAAAGAAGAATACGCCATTTGGGAAATATTTGAAAGGCCAGGTCAAAAGTCCGAAAGAACCGGCGGAATGGGTTCAACAGGAATTACCGTACAAATTCTTTAAAAAAGGTTGACATTTCATTTTAGAAGTGTTATATATACCAGTGTGAGAAAAACCTCACACCCTTGCGGGGTAGTTTAATGAAAATGGTCGGTTCCCGCCGAACGATGTGAGTGTCAAGTCTTACCCCCGCTCCAGTCTTGCCGAAAGGAAGACTAAAACATAACTAACTTGCTAAACAGGAGTTAAACATGAACAAGTTACTTTTCGATCCTTTTTCTTTTCCCAAGCAGTTCAACACCACTGTAGGCTTTGAGCCAATTCTCAAGCGTCTTGCTGAGATGGCTGAAACTATGCCAAAGATGCAGACTTATCCTCCATACAACATCAAGAAGGTTGATGAAAACAAGTATGTGATTGAGTTGGCCGTGGCTGGTTTTGGTCGTCAAGACCTTGAACTTGAATTGCAGGACGGCACTCTCACAGTAAAGGGATCTGTCAATTCAGAAGATGGCGATTATCTTTACAAGGGAATCGCTGAACGCGCCTTCACTCGCCAGTTCACACTTGCTGATACTGTTGAAGTGAAGAATGCAGACCTAATCAATGGCATGTTGAAGATTTGGCTTGAACGCTTCATTCCAGAAGAAAAGAAGCCGAAGAAGATCAACATCGGTGAAACTGAAACTGAATCATCTACAAAGCAGTTTCTAACTGAAAAGTATGGCGACAAGTAATGATGTCGTTTCTAAAGAGACTTTTCAGTAATAAATCTGAGCAGCAGAGGATGCACGACTATCTAAGTCAAGCTACTGATACTGCTCATCTAGAAGTTCTTCAACGTGAATGGGATCGCATGTCTTATGCAGATAGGAAACAATGGTGATGTATCCTTACACGAACGAAGAATCTGACTGGCTATCTGGCCGGTAACGCTACATACTGAGGGAGAATTAACTCCCTCAGTTTTATTATGGAGAAATGTATGAAGAAACTAGTGTTTGCTGCTGTTGCTCTTGGTTTGATTGTTGCACCAGCACTTGCAGCCCGCGATACAATTCGTATTGTTGGCTCATCTACTGTATATCCTTTCACGACTATCGTGGCAGAACAGTTTGGTAAGAAGACTGACTTGCCCACTCCTATCGTTGAATCGACAGGAACTGGCGGCGGTATCAAGATGTTTTGTGAAGGCGCCGGCGAAGACACGCCCGATGCAGTGAATGCTTCTCGCCCTATCAAGGAATCTGAACTTGAAACATGTAAGGCTAACGGCGTAACTGTAACCGAGTTGAAGATTGGTTATGACGCTATTGTTCTTGCTATGGCAAAAGAACATGCTGATATGGCTTTGACTACGAAGCAGATTTACAACGCATTGGCCAAGTATGTCATTGTTGAGGGTCAGTTCGTAGATAATCCAGTCAAGACTTGGAGTGATTTAGATCCAAGTTTGCCAAACGAAAAGATTGAAGTTCTTGGCCCACCACCAACATCAGGAACACGCGACTCTTTCGTAGAACTTGTTCTTGAGCGTGAATGTAAGTCTTCTCTCTCTTT